CTCGCTGATATAATTATTATCCAGAGCATCCATGCGGGAACGGAGGGCTCGCGCCTCTTCCTGAACCTGCTGGGCATAGCGAATAGCCTCTTCGCGCTCCCGTTCAGCCGTCCGCATCTTCTTGGTCAGACGATCAATACGCTTCTGCGTTGCCGTCTCGGCCTTAGCAAACTGGTCGCTACCGCCGTCTTCCTCGATCTCCACGGCAGGTTCCGCAGCCGCCTCAATCTCGATTTCTGCACCCGCCTCTTCGTCCGGCGTGAAATCGTCGTCCCGATCTTCAATATCGCTCATTTTTGCCTCCTAGATGTGTAGTACGTCTTCAGGGTCGAGAATCCGGGCCAAAATCTCATCGTCGTTGAGAATTCGGACTTCCCCGCCGTCAATCTTGAAGCGGGACCCGGCGTAACGGGCGAACATCACCCAGTCTTTGGCCGCGCACCACGGGCCTCCCGGAAACTTGTCCGGGTCCTTGTAGGCCAGCGGGCCGACCTTCAGGACGTAACCAACCTGCGTGGAAACCTGATTTTCCTCGACAGTCTGGTCGGGAAGGTAGATGCCACCTTCCGTCTGTCCTTTTCCTCGATACGGAAGAATGAGGATGCGCCAGCCGGTCGGGTCGGGCATCCTGTCTAGGAGGGATTTTCCAATGGATTCGGGCTTCAGGACAGTATCTTCCTTTTTCCCGTAAACGGAAGAGAGGCTAGCGACCCCCTCTTTAGCCAATTTCAAGTCAATCTTTTGCGCTTTAGCCACTGCTTTGCTCCTGTTTGTCTAGCAGGCTCTTGAGTTCCTGTTCCACGTGATCTAGGGCTTCTAGATTTCCCATGAGTTCACGATAGTGCTCCATATTCTTGACGTTGTTGTACTGCAACACGTCAACTACAATTTGCCTCCTTTCTCGGATGATCCGTAGGGTTGCTTCTGCAAAGAATATCTCGTCCACGGCGGCACCACTTGGTTTCCGATAAGGTTGTGACGATGCAATGATATAACATTGCATTGCTTCCTAACATGTCCGATATGCCGTGTCACGAAAAATCTGTTTATTCTTTATGCGATTAGGCGCATACGGTTGACTAGCCGCTGGGCTCTATTCGGGACCTGCCGATACCAGCGGCTATCAACCATCTCGTCCGCCGCACACGCCCAATCTTCGGCCTCCACGGCAGCCCTGAGCGCTTTGAACTTGGATAGCCGGGGACGGCCCAGATTAAACATCATATTAGCCAGAACAAGCTGGGCGTCGTCCGGTATGTCGTTGAAGTTGCTGTACAAAATTTCGCAGTCGGAGAGCGTCGTCTCGATGTCGTCAAAGAAGCAGGCGTTCACTCTTTCTTCGCTAACCGGCGTGCCGACGGGCTGCCCATACTCCGGATCAGTAGGACGGACGAGATGGCCAATACCAAAGGTAGGAAGAGACAAATGGTCCAGATAGACTTCGTAGACGACGCCCTCGTCCGCCGCCAACTCATCGCGGAGCCGCTCAACTAGGTCTCGAACCATTTCTCGCCCGTGCCTTAGACATAGCCCTGTTACCGAACCAAAAAGCAATAATGGCCGAGAAGACCGCCTGCGTCTCGTCGTCCCAAATGGCGAGCATGCCGGCGGACAGGTCCATACCCTCCGTAGTCACCATTGTGTACAGCGTGACGCCCTTGATCGTCGCAAACAACACAAAGAAGGCGTAAGTAAGGACAGGGCGCACAGAGCCCCGGAGAGCGTTGACAAAAGCTCCAGAGTCCAAAGATTGATCATGCTGGTATATGCTCGACGCCTCGGCAATATCCGCCTGAGCATCTAGCTCCTTTAACTTCAGTTCTGACAAGCGCTCCGCGTACTTGGCCTTGGCCTCAATCATAGCCAATTCTTGCTGATTGGCCTGCCGCTGTTTGAAATACCCGAGAATCTCAGGAACGATACTCGTGCCAAAACCAAGTAAGGTGCCGAGGAGGGATATCATTTCTTGGCCTGTTGGTAGCTAGTAGCACCGAAATAGACGGCTACAAGGCCGCTAAGACCGTAGAAGATAGGAGCGATCTCAGCACCAGCGTAACGCTGCGGGTCAGCCAAAACAGCGCCCACGACGGCGATCATCATGCCTAGCGCAGTCCAACACATGCGCCGCCTATTGACCTGATAAGCGGCCTTATCCGGAATATGTTCATCGCTCATGGGGCTTTCCTCGTGTCTGAAACCGGCGGATGAACGCCATTATGTATCTTGTGAAGGCGCTCTGTCTCGCTTTTCAAGTAGTTAAGTTCGGACAGGATAGTCGCCATCTGCATGTGGTCCCGACGAAGGTTCTCGGGACTGTTCATCTTAGAAAGGATATCCAGCCTTTGCTTGATAACACTTTCAGCGTTCTCAAGCATGTCAATGCGCTTGTCTATCCCTCTAGTACGCTGTTCGAGGTCATGCAGGGTGTCCTGCAACACTTTTAGTTGTAGCTTACCCATAGCGGCCGCACCGGCCACGCTGAACAAGATGCCACCAATCGTGGTGAGTAACCTTATGTCAATCGCGCCGTCCATAAGGCTACTAGACCCTAGAAAACGCCCTTGAACCGCTGCGGACGCGCAATAGGGCTGAAACCACGGACCACGCCGCCGTCAGCCATGCGCTTAGGCTTTGAAGAAGGCTTCTTGCCGGCCTTCTTTTCCGCCGTCCTCTTCGTTTCCAGAGCCGCCGCTACCGCCTGCTTCTGCGGGTAACCCTCATCCATCATCTTCTTGATGTTGGCGCTGACAGTTTTCTGGCTATAGCCCTTCTTCAGCGGCATGATCAGCAGCCGATATAGCTACCACCGCGCTTCGCGGCACCCATGCCACGGGCAACCTTCTTGCCCATGCCATCCGACATCGGAGCCGGAGCCGGGCCCTTTTCGCCGGCATAGGGGATACGGCCCTGCTTGTCGATCTCCGCGTAGTTGACAGCCTTCGGCGGATTACCCGGCTTATTCGTTACGATACGAACCGCGCCCATCACATTCTCCTTTGATTGGACTGTTTCATCGCTTCGCGCTCCAGACCCGCCTGAATGCGGGCCTGAGTCTGACGTTCCTGACTGGAAAGCCGCTGCTGGAACTGGCTCGCCCGCATCTGCTGGTTCTGCTGGTCAAGCTGGAGCTTGGCCTGATCAAGCTGCGCGTCGTTCTGCTCCGCCTGCGCCTTGATCTGGAGTTCCTGCTGTTTAAGCTGAACCAGCGGATCAGGCTGACCCGAACCAGAAACCTGCTGGGAGAGCGCTTTAAGCTCCTGCATCCCCTGCGCGATGAACTGAGCGGTCATTGCCTCAATCTGGAGTAGCTGCTCCTCGCTCAGAGGCTGGCCCTGCTGGCCCTGTACCTGCTGCATGAAGGCAACGGTAGACTGCTCCTGTGCAGCGATCTTTACGTGCTCCATGACGTGCTTCTGTAGGCTCATCGCCATCGCAGGCATCGAGGCAGCCAACGGTGTAGAGCCGAAGACCATATGAGCCATAATGTGAGCCTGATGATCCTGACCCTCAAAAGCATGCAGCGGTAGTAGATCGAGAGCGTCAATATTTTCCTGTGCAGGGTCCTTCGGCTCAGGTTCATCCGTCGGCACCCGCTTCATGATCCGGTCCACGTCCCGCACGCCCAAAGCGTCGTACATGTCCCGGTAAACTTCGTGCATATTGTGAAGCTCCGGGGCGGCAGCGGCCAACTGGAGCTTAGTTTGCGCCATAGCAATGCGCTGGGCCTGCGAGAATACGTTCGGATCAGACACCGGAATGACATCCACCCGGTCGTCAAAATCCGCCGCCTTGACGCTGGAATCCTCGCCCTCGACGCTGTACGGGTACTCTGGCGGCAAACTCTCCGCCATAACCCGCGCAAGCAGCTTGAATTCAAGGCGCATGGCGTAATGCAGGCGCTTATGAACCGCCGACATCACACGGGACCCCTGCTCCAGCAGAGCAATGGTCGTACCCACTGGGGCCTGCTGATTACCATCCCCAACCTTCATGTCGGTGATCGTTGCAAACCGCCGACCGGCGTCTACAACGAAGCCCAGAAGGCCAAACAGGGTCTGGTCAGCGCCCTTGAAGGGCAGCAGCATCAGGCTGTCGCGAATAGCCCCTCCGGGTGCATCCACGTCTCGGAATTCACCGGGCTGAAGCGGATCATCGTCGTCCCGGATACGCATCCCGCGTGCCTTGAAGCCCGCAGGAAGGTTAGCCAGAGTGCCGGCGTCGATAAGCTGCCTCAGTGCTGCCGTGGCAGTCCGCGACAGACCGCCAATCGTGTGAATAAGCCCCAATCCGTAGAAACCAAAGCCCGGAAGGAACTTATAGTGGACGAAATACTGGATTTTCTTCTTTAACGGGTCGTCTTCGCGATAATTTCGCCGAATCGCGAGGATTTGACCGTTGTCCAGAGAGATAGTGACGACGTAGGGGACCCGAATACCCGTCGGTTCGCCCTCTTCATCCTCATCCTCGTACCCTTCGAGGTCCAAATCGACGTGGCACTCAAGAATCGTGCAGTTGTAGTCGATCTGAGAGGGCAAAACACCGTCGATACGGTTGATTTCGTCCTGAACCTCGTTCAATTCCTCCTGCGCCGGGACCACAGGTACGTCCCGATAGAAGCCATTGACCTGCTGCTTACGCAGATCGTTCAAAGACATCCGAACCATCTGCGAAATGTTCGGGCACGTCTCCAGATCGGCCGTCTCATACGGCACAACCAGATGCTCGGCGGGCACAAACTTACTCACCGCGCGTCCCAGACCCTCGTCAAAGTACACCTTCTTGAATGTACTACCAGCCAAGGGTAGATAGAACAGCATCTGATCCAACTCAGGCGTGTACTCCTCCATCACGTTCGTGATGTAGTAGTTCATGAACTGCTTCACACGCATCGCCTGCTCAACTTTAGCGGGCGATTCCGACCCCATTACAACCGTGCGTACCGGTCCAGAGGCCGGGAGAAGCTCATTGAACGCCTGAGCCTGAAATTGCGTGGCCGCCTCGGCCAAAAGCGGGTGCGTCACGCCCGACGCACCACGGAACGGCTGCGTCCGCTCCTCATACGTGAACCCGAGAAGCTCCAAACCCTTGGAATACGCGTCCTCCCAGTCCTGACGACCGGCCTTGTTCGCCTCAAACTCACCAAGAAGATCAGAAGAAAGCCGCGACAACTCCCGCTCCGGCATCTCCTCCGCCAGATTGGCATAAAAATCATCGCTATCGCCGCGCTGGTCAGATGGATCAAAGTCCACCACCACGCTGCCATCCTCTTCCTCGTACATCTCCGGGCGCTCAACACCCTCCGGAAGCATGTACACATTCTCGTCGTACTGAGAACCCGGAAGCTCTACCTCAATCTCAGCGCGTAAATCCTCCTCATCCAACTGCGTGGGGATATTACGCTCTACCATTCCTGCATCAGGACGTAACGCCATGAGATAGCCTCCTACAAAGCTCTCATATCATAAACTACGACGCTCTTTTGGCAACACAAACTGGCTGTTCCGGTCAAATACCTCGCCAATCAACTCCGGCATCGTGCAATAACCATTGGCCGGATCAACAACAAAGATAGACCAACTGGCCTCACCAACATAAAACATGTACGGCACACCACGCTTGGATATGCCGCCAAACAAGTAAACCTCACCATGCGACGCCGTTAAACGCTCAATCTCCTCACGATCCGCCGTGCAGAACATCTGAGCCTGAGCCGTGGTCCAAGGGCCGAGAACCGCGAACAACGCTGCACAGAGTAAACCAATGTACCACGGTCCGCGCATCACGGGCCTCCTACTTAAAACGACGTGCTATACCTCGCGTAAATACGCCTATCCATGCCAAGCGGTTCGCCCGTCTGTGGATCAACCATGTTACGGCCAAAAGGCGTCGCCTCCACCGAGAAAGTCTCCTGCGGCGTCTGATAGCTATAACCGAAAGTCTGTACAGAACGTCCACCCGGCATATTACGCGGAGCGCCCTCCGTACGTGGCCCATATCGGCCCGACATAGTGTGCGGACCAGAGGAGTAGCTTACATCATAACCGACGGGGACAACACCACGGGGACCAAAACGGATATCCGACGGGGCCCCAAAGGCGACGTATTCATCGGGTAACAGCCTCTTAGTGCGATTATACGTAGCCGTCACGCCGCCACTAAGCCGGTCATTACCAGAAAAACCGGGAAAACCAATCTCCGCGCCTAAACGGCCAATGCCCCCCATGTTCCGATCCCGGATTTGGACCGTGTCCTCAAAAAACGGTACGCGCCGGTTGCTTTCACCAATCCCAAAGCGGGCATCAAACTGGGGGCGAAGGTAAACGTCGTCCGAAAGCTCCAAGGCGACAGGCGGAGGCAACATAGCCTCAAGTTCCGTGAGCCGTGAATAAAGCTCCTCGATCCTTTCGGGGTCCCTCTTGCGCTCCGGCTTCCGGTTCTCTTTATCCAACAGGTCGTAAATAGCCAAGATTTCTGCTTCGGGGTCCGCGGACCGCGGTTCGACGGCACCGCCGTCTTCATAATTCTTTACGCGCGGCGGGCCCATTTGCTCGTAGCGATCACGGGCCTCGGCCTGCACGTACCGCATATCATAAAACCCGTAGGGTTTTTCCGGTTGGAGGGCGGAATTATCGCCGAAGCTAGACTTTTGCAGGACTGAAACAACGGCGCGACCTTCGGGTGTTTTTCTTAGCCGCTCCCAATCAGTAACGTCTGTAACACTGTGATGACTGCTCTCTGAACTAGAGGGATTAATTCGTTGCATCCCCGCGTGAAACAGTTCGTGAGCGGTAGAGGTGAGCGCATTGGGTCTAGAGAAGTAAGCGTCGTAAAAGTGCTCCACTTCATCCATACGCGCGTCCATACTCTGCCGCGGTGTCGGCGTTGTCTTTACCCGGATCTGATCCGTTCCCGGTTTGTAACCCGCGAGTAAGGCCAAGTTTGCTGACCAACGAGGGTCTAAGCGCCGCGCATCAGCGTCGATGAACTCGCCGTAATCAC